GAGGCTTCACCGAATATCAAAGCTGCATTAAAAGATAAAGAAGTTATCTTTGAGCCTAACGATGGCCCACAAACACAGTTTCTAGCTGCAAGTGAAAGAGAAGTATTTTATGGTGGAGCAAGAGGTGGTGGTAAATCCTACGCAATGTTGGTTGACCCTTTACGATTTTGCCACAAACAAAAACACAGAGCATTGCTTATTCGTAGAACAATGCCTGAACTTAGAGATTTAATTAATCACTCTCAACAGTTATATTCAAAAGCATACCCCGGTGCTAAATGGAGAGAGCAAGAAAAAGAATGGAAGTTTCCTTCAGGTGCTAGAATAGAATTTGGTTACGCTGAAAACTTAACAGACGTTTTACGATATCAAGGACAATCATATACTTGGATTGGTATAGATGAATTACCTCAATATCCTAATGAAGATATTTATAATTTCTTACGTTCATCACTTAGAAGTGTAGACCCTGACATTCCTGTCTACATGAGAGCGACAGGCAATCCTGGAAATGTAGGTTCGATGTGGGTAAAAGAAATGTTTGTTGACCCTGCAATACCTAATACAAAGTTTGAAATAGAAATTAAAACTCCTGTAGGTGTAAAAAAGATTACAAGAAAATATATACCTGCAAAGTTACAAGACAATCCTTACTTGATGCAGACAGATGACTACTACGCAATGTTAGCATCATTACCTGAAGTTCAAAGAAAACAATTCTTAGAAGGTAACTGGGAAGCATTTGAAGATTCATCGTTTCCTGAATTTAATAAAGAACTTCATATTGTTAAACCTTTTGACATCCCTAGAAACTGGATGAGGTTTAGAGCGGCAGACTGGGGATATAGTTCACCTGCTTGTTGTTTATGGTTTGCAATAGATTTTGATAATAACATATTTGTTTATAGAGAATTATATACACAAAAGATTACAGCAGATATATTTGCTAGAAAAGTTTTAGAAGCAGAGCAAGGCGAGAATATAAGATACGGAGTTCTTGATAGTTCTACATGGGCAAGACGAGGTGATATAGGACCAAGTATTGCTGAGACAATGATTCAAGAAGGATGTCGTTGGAGACCTTCTGATAGAAGTCCTAAAAGTCGTGTCGCAGGTAAACTAGAATTGCATAAAAGATTACGGCCTGATGAGACAACAGGATATCCTACAATGTTCTTTTTTGATAATTGTACAAACTTAATTAGAACATTACCTATGTTACCCGTAGATAAAAATAATCCTGAAGATGTTGATACTCACGCTGAAGACCACGCTTATGATGCATTACGTTATGGTTGTATGAGTAGGCCTGTACATCCTGCAACAAGAACAAGTAACTATCGTGTAGGACAAACTGTAGACTTTAAACCTGCAGATAAAGTTTTTGGATACTAATGAAAGATATTAAAATAGGTTATAGGAATTATAAGATTAAAAATTTAGATTCCATCGTATCAAAGTGTAATGAAATAAATGGACAGTTTCTTGCATCAGATGGAATGATAGCTTTGTCATCAAGTGAAGATAGTATATCTCATGCTAATACTTTAATACATGAAATATTTCATGCTATAGTATATCAGTGGGGAATAGAGATTGACGACAAAGACGAAGAAAGAATTTGCAATACTCTTGCGAATGGACTAACAACTGTATGTGTAGATAACCCTTGGTTACTACCTTACATACAGAAACAATTAAAAGGAGAAAAATAAAATGGCAATCATGAAAACATATAAAATGGGAGACTTACCTGAAGATAATGTTGGTTATGGCAGTGATGCTAAATCACCAAAGACTGCAGATAAGAACGTAGTAAAAAAAGATGCTGCTCTTCCTGATGGATACGATGCTGGTCAGTATGATGTTTCTTACCCAAAAGGTAAGTCAAAGTCTGGCGTAGATGCAAAAGTATTCTCAATGGCTGACGAGAAAGATTATTAAGAGGTAAATAATGCCACATTCATTTACGAGTGGCTTGAACTCTGAATCTGATGAAGTAAAATCTTTATCAGAAGAAAGAGATACTGCCTTTGATAATTTAGGTAGTCTAATTGAATCTCGTTTAAAAAATTCAGAACAAGCTCGTCTTTATGACGAAAAGAGATGGTTAAGAAGTTATAGGAACTATAGAGGAATCTATGGTTCTGATATGGCTTTTCGAGATTCAGAAAAATCTAAGGTATTTGTTAAAGTAACAAAGACCAAAGTTCTTGCTGCATACGGACAACTAATAGAAGTTTTATTCTCACAGGGTAAATTTCCTATTGGTATATTTCCTACAACAGACCCAACAGGTGTAGAAAAATACGCACATCTAAAACCTGAAAATATGAAACAAGACGAAAGGATGGATGACATCTATGGTTTTGAAGGTGATGGTAGAGAAATAACTCCAGGTTCTACTGCTAATGATATCCTTAATGGATTGACAGAGAAGTATGGTAAGGCAGGATTTGAAGCAGGACCTGCTCCTGATTTGAAGACAATGCCACAAATAGAACCTGCAGAAGAGGCCGCAAGAAGCATGGAAAAACTTATCCATGACCAATTAGAAGAAACACATGCGATATCAGTAATGAGACATGTACTGTTTGAAATGTGTTTATTAGGTACAGGTGTTCTTAAAGGACCTTTTAACTATGAACAATCAGTACATCAATGGGTATTAGATGATAGCGGTGAAAGAGTATATCAACCAAAATCAAAGTTAGTTCCAAGAGTAGAAGCAGTTAGTTGTTGGGATTTATATCCTGACCCTGATGCCATTACCATTGATGATGCAGACTATGTTATACAACGACATGTTTATACACGTTCACAGTTAAGAGATTTAATTAACAGACCATTCTTTAGAAAGTCTGCTATTAAAGAAATATTAGCAGGTGGGCCTAACTACGAAACAAGAAGCTATGAAACTGCTCTTTACGATAGAGAAAATCAAGAAGAGTTTAATAAAAATAGATTTGAAGTTTTAGAATATTGGGGTACTATAGATAAAGCATTAGTAGAAGAAGCAGGCATAGAGATGCCTGAAGATATTTCTAATGACTTAGATGAAGTACAAGTTAATGCTTGGGTGTCTAATGGACAAATATTACGACTAGTATTAAATCCATTTACTCCTGCAAGAAATCCCTTTATGGTATGTCCTTATGAGATTAACCCTTATCAATTCTTTGGTGTAGGTATACCTGAAAATATGGATGATGCACAGACTATTATGAATGGCCATGCACGTATGGCTATTGATAACTTAGCTCTAGCAGGTAATTTAGTATTCGATGTAGATGAAACAATGTTAGTTCCGGGCCAAGATATGACTGTCTATCCTGGAAAAATATTTAGAAGACAAAGTGGACAAACAGGTCAAGCTATCCATGGTTTAAAATTTCCTAACACTGCACCTGAAAACATGCAGATATTTGATAGGTTTAGACAATTAGCTGATGAGTCTACAGGTATTCCTTCTTATTCACATGGTCAAACAGGAATACAATCCACAACAAGAACAGCTTCAGGCATGTCTATGTTGATGGGTGCGGCGGCTTTAAACATTAAAACAGTTATAAAAAACGTAGATGATTATTTATTAAGACCTTTAGGTGAAACTTTATTTCATTGGAACATGCAATTCAATGCAGATATTCCTAACATACAGGGTGACTTAGATGTTAAGGCACAAGGTACAAGTTCACTAATGACAAAAGAAGTAAGGTCACAAAGATTAATGACATTTATGCAAGTAGCATCAAATCAGTTTCTTGCACCTTTTGTTAAATGGCATAGTATTATTAAAGAGATTGCAAAGTCAATGGATATTGACCCTGACCAATTAGTCAATGACCCAGAGAAAGCGGCAATCTTTATGAAGATGATGGGAGAAATGAATGGAAGTCAACAAATTGAAGACCCTAACCAGCAACAAGGTGGCATGGGAAATACTGGAGGAGTACCTGCAGGTGCAACTGTCACAGACACACAAGGGTCTGGAGGTGGCAACATCGGAGCAGGAGTTCCACAGACTCCAGGGCAAAGCGGCTTTACTGCACCAAATAATCAACCTCCGAGACCAACTGAACAATAATGGCTGATTTATCTAAAATATTACAACAAGAATCGGAGGGGATTATGTTCCCCTTCAAAACTGGTGTACAGTCTACTACAACAGAACAACAAGTATACGATTCTGCAACAGATGGTATTATGACTGTTCAAGGTCAACAATACTCACTCCCTGAATATCAAGGACCAACAGCTACCATACAATATGGTACAGAAGAGCAAGGATATCCTCGTATGTTAAGAGAAATAGAACAAGGGGAACTACCACAATTTAGACAAGAAGATTTTCCAAAAGCAGGTGAGGGTAGAACAGAAATATCTACACCTACAACTCAACCTATAACTACTACACCTTTTGAACCTACTACACCTGCTGTTGACCCATGCCCTGCAGGATTTAAATATGACCCTGTAAAAAGAGTATGTGTTCCTGTAAAAAAACCACAAGATAGTGATAGGCAAGAATTTACTAATAAACCTAGAGATATAGGAGATACGGCACAAGCACTATCTCAAATAACAGATGTAATGCAAGAACAAGGTATTGGAACATTTGGTCAAGATGTTAATTATAAAATAGATAATTCTAGTATTCTTTCTAAACTAGGACCTCTAGGAAAATTAGTAGACAAGTTTTTAATAAAAGACCCTGCAGATAGAAAGTTACAAAAGTTAAGTGAAACAGAAGGTATTAATGTTATAGAAAATAAAGATGGAACTTATAATGTAAAAATAACAGAAAACGGTAAAACTAATTTTGGAAGATTACAGACAAAAGAATCCTTATCAGGTAACTTAGCTAGTACACAAAAGACTGATGCTCAAGGAAATATTGTGAGAGCACCTAATGGACAGCTTATGATTCAAGGTCCATTAACTCTTAGTGCTTTTGGAAAAACAGATTTATTTACACCTACTACTAGAACAAAAAAAGAAGTAGATGCGTTAAACGTAGAAGAAAAAAATAAACTACTATCTGAATTAGATGCAGCTTTAGGTATAGATAGAACAGCCATTACACCTACTGAAGAAATTAAAAAAGATACTACTACAGTAAAAGATACACCAAAAGTTACAGAAGATTTTGGTACATTAAAAGGTTTATCTGATTTTGGTGCATTAATTAGGGATAACGAAGTAGCAAAACTTAATATAGAAGATGCTAATGTTACAATGGATATGATAGAGTCTCAATACCAAACAGGTAAAGTTAGTTTTGGTAGTAGGGATTCTGATATAGATAGAGAAAAAGATAAAAAAGAAAAAGCCAAAAAACAAATAAAAGAAAATAACAAAAAGATAGATGAAAAAATAGAGGAACTTGGTATGAGTGACAGTCAAGCACAAGACCAAGGATTTAAAGATTCTAGAGAACAATTTGAATATAGAGTAAAAGCATCACAAGAAGCCAGTAAAAGAGCAGAAAATAAAAGAACATCACAGTCACAATTTACTGGTGGACAATCCTTTAAAGGTGGTGCAACAGCTACAGGAACTACTAGATGTTTCCACCCTGATACAAATATTAATGGTACAAAAATTAAAGACATAAAAGCAGGTGACTATATTAATGATTCTTTAGTAGAAGGTATGGTACAATTTAAAATGAATAACCCTTATTATTTAATAGATGGTGTAAAAGTTTCAGGTTCTCATGGAGTATTACAT